CTGTGAACCAGTGGTTCCTTGGTTCCCTTGAGTGCCTTGTGTTCCCTGCGGCCCTTGGTAACCTTGTAGCCCTTGAAGGCCTTGCGTTCCTTGTGTGCCTTGCGCTCCAACAGTTCCTTGAGACCCTACAACACCTTGAGTGCCTGTAAATCCTTGGGTTCCTGTAGTGCCTTGAATACCGGTTGTGCCCTGATTACCCTGAAGCCCTTGTGTTCCTTGAGAACCAGTAGCACCAGTTGCTCCTGTAGTTCCTTGTGCGCCAGTATTTCCTTGAGATCCAATAGTTCCTTGAGATCCAACAAATCCTTGGGTACCTGTGGTGCCTTGTGTACCGACGGCGCCTTGGGTACCAGTGGTTCCTTGTGTCCCAGTAAAGCCCTGTGTACCAGTAAATCCTTGAATGCCAAGAGTTCCTTGGTTACCTTGAACCCCCTGAATACCTTGGGTTCCCTGCGGCCCTTGAACGCCCTGAAGCTGCGCATAACCAAAACCTTGGTTACCCTGTGTACCTTGAACGCCTTGAAGTCCCTGAGCACCTGTAAGGCCTTGTACGCCTTGGACCCCTTGAGTTCCCTGGTTGCCCTGTATACCTTGTGTTCCTTGGACGCCTTGGATACCTTGCGTTCCTTGAGCCCCTTGTAGACCACTTACTCCAAAAGTCCAAGCAGTGAAAGTTCCAGAGCCTCCAACGCCTGTTACGTTTACTGTGATACTGGAATCAGTTGTTACAGCAGTGACTTGTCCAAACATAAAGTTAGTTGGGGTTCCAGTGTTTGTTACAACAACATACTGACCAACAGAATAAGCGCCAGAGTTAGTTACTGAAAATACTTTAGAGCCAGTCCCAATTGTGGTAGAAGTGGCAGAGGTTACGCCTGTAAATGAACGTCCTTGAATACCTTGCAGGCCTTGTGTACCCGTAGTTCCTTGAGTCCCTTGGACACCCTGGATACCTTGTAGTCCTTGAACACCCGTAGTTCCTTGGTTTCCCTGTAGACCAAGTAGACCTTGTAGTCCAAGTAGACCTTGTGTTCCCTGAGATCCCTGAGTACCAGTTGCTCCTTGTGAACCTGTTGTACCTTGGGTACCTTGAGTACCCAACAATCCTTGAACACCTTGAATGCCTTGAGTACCTTGTACTCCTTGGATACCCTGCGTACCCTGAGAACCTGTAGTTCCCTGAGGTCCTTGTGTGCCTTGCGTACCTTGAGTTCCATAGTGTCCTTGTAGACCTGTGTACCCCTGAATGCCTTGGATACCTTGTACACCCTGAACACCTTGAGGACCTTGCACACCCTGTAATTGATCATAACCGAAGCCTTGATTACCTTGAGTGCCTTGCACACCCTGGATGCCTTGTGTTCCCTGAGCGCCATCATGACCAATGTATCCAGTAATACCTTGAGGGCCTTGGATACCTTGTAGCCCATTAGCTCCACCAATAGGCGCTTGAACGCTAACTACAATTGGCGCAGGTGGAGTAACAATAATTGGTTGAATAGAGCAACCACAAGAAGGCCAGTAGCCTCCACAGTAACCGCAAGAACTCATCTATTACCAACTCCCGTACTGACCGGTGTCCATAGTGACGCCGGTAGTGGTGAATACTTGACCTCTGATATAAGTCATTGCATAGTTAGGATCTGTTGCAGAAGTAGCTACAAGGTCCCAGAAAGCGCGTTGTGGTAGGTAGGAAGTCTGTTCAACAGTCAATGAGATTCTGATAGTGCTTGCCGTAGAAGAGGTAGATACCTTAGTAATTGTAAAGGTGGCGTAAAGTGAAGGTGAGTTAGGGTAGCTACGGATTTGGGATTCCCAAGTAAGGCCTGTGGTATCAAATGGGAAGGTAAACTCTTCTTGGAAAGAGTTACCCTGGTAGAGAATAAGGTCTTGGATCTGCGCGTAAGTAGGGAACGGATTACGACCAGTAAGATCATTATGTATATAAACGCGCTCTGGCTTACGAGCGTCATCAATCTCTTGACCCATGTAGATAGGTACAAACTTGTTAGTGGTTCTAGAGGTACGGATAAGAGTACCCATCTCAATGCGCCACAGGCCAACGTTAAGCTGTGAGCATAGCAAGCGGTATTGTTCCCAGCGTTGCTGGATAATATTAGAAAGCTGCTGATAGCGCTGAGCGCGTGGGATTACCACACCATCTGGGGCGGTGATGTTGATATCAAAAGCTGAGTCAGTAGCTAGCGCCCATAGAGCCTCAATAGAAGCTAACACAGCTACTGGGTACTCTTCAACAGGCGGGATTGAGTTGATAGTTACCTGTGAGCCGTAAGAATCTACACGATTATATGTGTGCTGGGTTACAGCATCGCATACAAAAGTAGTGATGTCTTCATCTGTAAAGTAGCGATAGTTCTGACCAGATACGGCAATAGTTGCGTTTAGCGCAGGGGCAATTACAAAGTGAATGATTCCTAGATTAGCTTCTAGAGTGTAATTAGCGGGGGTAGCCTGCGCAGTCCCATTAACGGTTATGTAAAGGGTAGCTGGGTCTACAGGATACTTGCCAATTGGAAAGGCTTTAGTAGTGCCATCGCCAGTCGCAGCATAGCTAAACTGAGAGGCTTGGTCACCGATCTCAAGACGGACTCTTGAGACTAAATCAGATAATAGGGCCACCCAAAACTCCTCACGCTACAGGTACTATAGTGTCGGAATTTTTATAAAAAATCTGCTCAAACGAAAAGAGCGCCTCAGAAAGAGGCGCCCACTTCGCTAAGTATGTCTTAGATAACGCCAGCTAGATAACCTTTTTCCTTAAGGTGTTGAGCTACTTGCTTTGTAACTTTGTACTTAACGCCAGCTTTAAAGCTGTAATTATTGCCCTTACCGAGAGTCATGTTGTCGAGGTCTTGAACGACACGAATCTCAACGGAAGAATCATCTGGACTTCCGACAGTCACAGGGTCATCAACAATAACTGTTTGACGAGAAGGCTTAGTAGCGTCAATAACTTCGGTCTCTAGTTTGACCTGGGCTTGAGCTGTTGCCATAGACATTTCAGCTGCACGATCGTTCATATCGGCTGCCGCTTGCTCTGCAAGCTGCTCGCGTACACGACCGGTTACATCAGTGGGCTTTGTTTTAGCCATTGTATTCTCCTAATTAGTATCTCGATTAAAATGGTGGGGGGCCGAAGCCCCCCACTTTAAGCTATTTAGTTGTAATTAGTTGGTTTCTACAATTACTACGCTCTGGTCAGTGATGAGGCCAAGTCCGAAGATTGAGTACCAAGCAAGTGCATGCTCACGACCAAAGTCGAGGATACCGCCATCGCGGAGTTCGACTGGGAGTGAGATAGCGTGACCAAATGCGTTATCACCGATCATGATAGCTGCATAACGATCTGAAGCACCGTTACCTGTGAGGGTAGCTGGGGTTGTGTAGCCTCCGCCAGGAACAACAACTGGGTTAGCAACAGCTGTATCAGTTGTGTATCCAGAACCTGCTCCACCAACGACCTTGAGGACCTGAGTGGTTTCGATGAATACTACGTCGTAGAGACGACCGATTTCACCAAGCATGAAGTTACCTGGAGCTGCGTACTTAGTGACTTCGATGAACTCAGGGTTGTCACGAAGAGTACGGCTCTGGTGTGGGTGAACGAAGCAGACATAAGTCTCGCCCAACCGTGGGATGTTCTTTGTTGCCAAGGTCTCAACTGTGTCCTTGATAACGTGTGGTGTGAGGTATGAAGCACCTGTCATTGATGCACGTGATGTGCCGAAGGTTCCATAGCCATACCAGTTGTTAACAGCTGATGAGACTGATGAGCGATCTTCACCGTAAAGGGTTGAAGAAGCTGCGTAGAGTGTGTCGCGTGAGAGCTGATCTAGGTAGATAGCCATGTTACGACCGAGAAGACGTGAGGCTGAAGCCATTACGTCATCGAATGAAGCATTGAGCAAGAGCTCAGATACTGCAAGAGCATAACCATGCTCAGTTACAGTGATTGAGAACTGCTGTGCTGTGAGAGCGTTAGTCTGCATACGGACACCTTCAACAAGAGGTGAAGCGAATCCGAGGTTGTTGTAACGCATGAAGTTGATCTGTAGACCAGGTGCAACACCGAGCTCAGTCTTCTTGACTGCAAACTGCTCGAAGCGAAGGATAGGCATAGCCTGGAACAAGATTTCCTTGGACCAGATAGTCTGAATCGCCTGAGTTAGCTGGGTGTTGGTACCTGAGTACGCTGTAGGGGCTGCGGCAAGATTGCCTGTACCTGTGATACCTGATGCCATTTGGCTTTGACTCCTTGATAGTAGTTTTTAATAGATTAAGTGTTAGCCCAATATTCCGCTGGTCTTACCAAGAGCACGGTTGCTCAAGATCTGAGTGCGGACTTTTGCGTATTCATTCATCGGCATTGACGCAATATCTGCGGCAGTAAACTGACGTGGTTCCGAATTAGTTTCCAGTGGTCCAACGCCTGGCAAGGTTGCCCTTACGCCCGGCATATCTCTGCGCTGCTGCTGAATAGCAGACTGTGCAGATTCGAGAATACTGTTAGATCGCTCAACCAATCCTGCAATGCTCTCGTTGATCTCTTCCAAGGTATTGCCCTGGACGTAATCAATGAGTTGAGGGATGATATTGTCGCGGTTCTGTTCAACAGCTTGTTGACGGTATGCTTGCAGTTCTGCAAACTTTCTTTCCTGCTCCAGAAGAGCGAAGGCCGCTTCGCGTTCTTGACGCTCACGTGCCAACTGCTCTCGCAACTCTTCAGCTGTAGCCTTTGCAAAGTCCTTGGCGTCCAAGTTCTCTTCAAGCTTAGCCTTTTCTTCAGCTGCTTTGGCTTCCGCCTCTGCTGCCTTGCGAGCTGCTTTTTCTTCCCGCTCCTTCTTGAGAAGTGAAACTTCTTCCTTCAATCGATCGATCTCTGGGTAAAGCTTTTCTTTCTCTTGTGAACGAACCTTTGCAAGATCCTCTTCGGTATAAAACTTCTGAGTAGGTTCGGTCTTTCCAGAGGTAACAGTAGGCGCGTCAACGCCCGACACATTTACTACTGGAGCGGTATTTGCTTCTGCTTCAAAAGCAGTAGCCATTTGTTCTGCAGTTTCTGACATGCGTTTATCCTTTTATCCTAGGGGTCGTTCTCCGATGTGGGGGCACAAATGACCTAACGTGGTATTACAGTATTTATTTTGACAATAGATGTCCTAATTGTCTGT